CGTCCTTGAACGTGATAAACCGCACCGGCATTGTGTACCGCGATGTCAGCAACGGAACCCCAATGCCTAGCCCTGTACTAGTGATGGAAGCCGTCTCGGATGATGTGCCGAGGATCGTCACAACACCCGCCGTTGCCAAGCGGTCGCCAGTCAGGTCAATGTTGCCTGTGATGAAATACGTCTGACCAGCGGCAAGCGTAATAACGCCACCTACAGCGCCCGGCAAATCGGCCTTGGTGCCGACCAGCACTAAGCCGCCCATGTCATCCAATGACACAACAGCGTCACGCAAGTCCTGCGCACTAATCGCCCCTGTCGTGTTGTCGGCAAGAAGCGCCAGAATTTCGTCGATTGTTCTAACCGTATCAGCCATTATGCAAAAGCCTCCGAAAATGCGCTGCTAAATTCAGTCGCTAGTGATGTGCCAAACGGGATGTAGGAGCCGACCAATAGCGTTGCCTTGTATAGCAGATCAACGCCAAGGGGGGCAACAGTCGTCACCGTGTCAATGGTATAGTTAACCCCGCGAACCGTCACGACATCGCCCTTCAACGGCACAACAACGCCCGCCTCCATAGTCAGAACACGCCGAGTTTCGCCTGTGAGCGTTCCAGCCGCATCGCGCGCGTTGATATTGCCGTCGATCACAGCAACCTGATATTCAACAGGCGTTCCTGGCGTTGGGTCATATGCTGGCCCCGTAGGAGTGCCCGCACGAATGATTGTCGCCTCGAACGTACCCGCGCCAACCTTTGGCCCGACCGCACGAATGGCAGCGGCAACTTGTGCGGCTATTTTTGCCCCGCTCATATCAACCCCTCACCAGATAGCCGGACACATCCGAAGGCTCGATAAGCCCCTTCAGCCGATCCAGCGCCATCAGGACAACACGGCGTTGCGCATCTGTACCGCCCGCGCCCGTGACCTGCCAGCGCAAGCTATCCACGCCAACCAGGACACTTGTCTGACCAGGCGTTAGTGTCGGCTGCAATCCCTCTGCCTCGGCCACCTCTGCGCGCGCAAATATCGACTGCGCGTCCAGAACGGCTTGCGGTATCGTGCCTGCAAACGTGGGAAACGCATCATCAATCCAGTTGAGCGACCGCATATAGCCAAAAGCCCGGCGCATGGCAGGCTCGTTTGCTGTGACGGTTTCCCCGAAATAATCCAGTACATAGGCTTCATATTCGGCAACAGTTACAAAACTGTCCGCCCCCGTTACGCCTGTTCCATCTTCAATGACCAACGCCATCGGTCAAACAATCGTTGTAATGTTTGTGGCTGTTGTCGTTGTTGCCAAGCATTCAACGCTTTCGATAGGCATCAATCCCTGCACCGCAGTATAAACAGCCGTTCCGCCGTCAGGAAAGCGCACATGCACATCGCCAAGCGTCCCGACCCATAGCGCCCGCGCAACTGGGTATGGTGTGCCGTTGACGACAACCTGCCCGCCTCGCCCTGTCTCAAGATTGAAGGTACTCATTCGCCAATCTCCATAAACATAATTGCAGTCAATTCAGCGGCCAATGTATCGCGGCCTTTGCGCTTATCCGGCGCTGCGCCGTGCATTTCCAGCAAGTCGCAAAGATCATCCTTTGACATTGCTGCGATGCCTTCCGGCGTAAAATCGTCAGGCTCTTTTGCGGGTTCAGCCGCGCCAAAGTCACCACGCGAATAACGCGCCTGCATTAAAAGCTGTTCTTTCATATTCATCTTGTATTTCCCCGTCTAGGTTTATGAAAAGGGGCAGTTGCCCGCCCCTTCGCTAAACTTATCCGTTTGTGATCAATGCCGCAAATGGCACGTTCTTGCGATCAATGACGCGATCCCAGTTTGCAGCTAGGCGAAGTTGCGCCCATGTTGCAGAACCGTTTGTCAAAGTTGCCGACAAGAACTGTGTGCCGAATGGGTGAATGACCCACGACTTGCGCTCCCAAAGCGTCTCAACACCAGCGCCGTTACCTTGCGCAGCTTCACGGTTAATTTCAACAGGCGTTTTAGGCGTGCCTTCGTCGTAACCAAGCAAACCACCAGCAAACATGAAGCTAGTGTACTTAGCAGCGGCGTCTGTGCCGCCAGTACCAGCCGCAGCAGTGAACGGCATACCGTCGTCAACGATAACAGTCCGGCCCATGAATGTCGGGATTGTCAGGCGACCGTTGCTGTCTGGAATGAACGCTATGTCATCGTTATCAACCATCCGCTTATAGACAACCGAATGAACCGCGATTGCAGTGTAATCGTTGAAGTTGTCGCCAGAAGTGAACGCGGCAGTTGTGAAAGCCTCACGCGAAAACAGCGTAGTTGCGGCAACATCGGCGTTTGTCGCGCCTGAAATGTCGTTGACCATGTCGCCAGCGTCGTTTGCCACGTTGTCAGCAATCACGCCCTCAAGTGAGCAGATCGCCCGACGCTGCCACTGACGCATCCAGTATGTGCCGAAACGGTTGCGAACCTGTTGCATTGGATCAGAACCAGCCAATTCTGCCGCAAGATCAGCAGACGAATAGCCTTGGTTCAATGGCGCAAGGCGCGCAATCTGTGTGCCAGTCGTGACCTTCGCAGGGACAGCGACATCGCCAGTTGCGTCTGTGCCATAGTTAGGCTCGTCAGATGCATCAAGGTCTTTCCAGAAAGGCAACTCGGCAATGCGCCCGCCGTTGCTGAAAAGCTGGCCCAGCACAGGGTTACGAACCGCAACGCCGGACTGGAAAAATGCGGTCTTTTCGGGACCATCAACCGCGCTATAAGAGGAATACACCTCAGGCACGAATACGTCGGAAATTTGTGTGAGTGCCATTTGGCGACCCTTTCATATTAGCCGGACAACTGCCGGAATGTTTCTGGATCAGACTTAAATAGATCGATCCGCTCTCTGTCACCCATTTGGGCAAACTGATCTCTGGACAACTTGGCGCCGCCCTTGCTGCCACCAGCACCGCCGCCAGCAGGCTTTGATACGAATGCAGCACCGTCCGAAGATGCCCACCGTTTGACGTAATCAGACAAGCCAACCGGCCCCATGTCTGTGTCAAAGATTGGCTTTCCATCCACGACCTTCACACCCTCTTTCAGCAAAACCTTAGCGGCCTTTTGGAATGCCACCTCGTTAATGCCAGCCGCCCGGATTGCGTCATCCAGTTGGCTTTCAACAGTCAGACCGTAAACCCGCTTTTCCAGATCGCCCGCTTTGGTTTTCCATTCATCGCGCTCGGCTTCAAGGGCCTCACGCAACCGGATCATTTCAGCGTCGTCTTTAACAGTTGGCTTTGGCTTGGCTTCCAGCTTTTCCAGCGCATCGCGCAGTTTGTCGCCTTGGTCCTGCCGCTTGGTCTTTTCGGCGTTGTAGGCGTTGCGTAGATTTGCAACGTCTGGGTGATTGTCTACCCCCTCAACATCCAGCACAAACGCGCCGTCCTTTTCGGTGTAGAGTTCGCGGAACGCTTCATCAACATCGTTGATATCTTCTACGGTAATTTTAAGAGCCATCGGCCACTTTCCTTGGTTAACGCCCCATCAGAGCAATTATTTGTAGGATAGCACAACTGGCAACATACGCGCAAGCGTCTGGACTTACACCGTGCCATCAGGTCCGCCCCGATCCTCGCGCGGTGTTGCATCCTCACTGTCCACCATTCCCAATTCTTCTTCGAACGTCCGTTCTGGGCTGGCAATGCGGCCACGTTGCAGGTTTTCGTAAAGCGTCTGATAACCAAACGCGCCCGCCTCCCACGCGCCGACAAGGGCCTGCACTTCGGTTGCATCCAGACGGCCTTCCAGCATGTTGCCGGGTGGCGTCACGACAACCTCATCAGGATTTGCCCCGGCCATGATAGCGCAATTCTTTAGGCCGCGCTCAAGAATGGCCGCGCTTGATCCTGCAATCGTGGCAAGCGTTGCTGTCTCGGCACTGAACCGCAATCGCCGCGCGTCCCCGCTTTCCTGCCCGCTGGAAGTGCCATCAAACATTTGTGCGCCTGACTTGATGGCTGCTTGCTGTTCGCGGTCCATGCCGCGCTCGTGGGCCACGATAGACGTGCCTGATGGCGCAAGGTATTCTGCCCTGACATCCTTTGTGGCGTCTCCTGATTTCAGGCTCACCAGAACCCCCGCACCGATAGCGGTAGGCGCAGTTTCCGCATTGTAGATGAAAAGCGTGTCCTGATACGCCATAAAAAGCGCCGTTCTGTAATCTGCGTAAATCTGATAATGCGCCAAGGCTGCACGCGCGACACCCACCAGCGGCGGTACGTCTGGCTTTAGATCAAGGTCCATCGCCCCACCAACCGAAACAGGGATAAAATCAAGGCCACCGCCCCCGCGCATAGTCGGGTCCGTCTGCCCGACCAGCATTCCGTTGTCATAAATCATCTGAACATAGCGGCCATCTGACAACTGCAAAACGCGGCTTTGCGTGATTTGATCCCAGACAAACCCATCACGGCGGTTTACCAGTTCCTCGAAAACATAGAAGTCTCCCAGTTCATCCCAATTTACAAGCGTTTCTGCCCCGTATCCGACAAGGTAAGGATCGCCACCGTTTGCAGGTGCATCGGCGAGCAGGCTATAGCGGCCAGTGACAAGAAGTTCTGTGCTTATCCGGCGCGATAGGATTTCCAACGGCAGCTTATCCAGCGTTGAACGCTCTGTCATGTATTGCAAAGCTGGCGGCAAGTCTATCTGCCACTCTTGCCCGTGCATAATCCCGACCATGCTGCGGATTGCATTGCTTACAATCTCTGGAAAACGGGCGCGGGCAATATAGGCCTCATAAGCCTCATCACCCTTGTCAGGCATTTTCTTCCAGCCTGGCGGCATTGAAAGGTAGGTTGTCCGGCGGCGTTTAATTGCGCTTTCACCGTCAAAGGCGTCACGCATCAAGCGCCATTCAACAATCCGCTCGTTGGTATATTCTGGATGTCGCGTTGATACGCTCATGGTGCTGCCCTTTGTTTGTCTGCGTATTTATACCACATACCGCGCCGCATTAAAACAGGCCGATGACGTGCGATGTTTCTGTTTTCGCCTTGCGTATCTCAAGCGGATAATACGCCATTACGACCGCGTCGGCAAGGTTCGGTGACTTTGTGCCCGGTGGAGACTTGTCTACCATCAGCTTCATGGCCCCGCTTGATCGGCTAGATGTGGGCTGCGACAACTCTTTTTGCAACGTGCGCAATAGCCGTAAGTCTGACGGCAGGCTTATGAGGTCATCGGGGTTGTAAACCGCCCCCTCGGTCACGGCTTTGTGCGTTCTCTCGAACCGCAACCGCAACTGCCACCACGCCTGCGCCTTGAGATTGCTGAACATATCCTTATTCAGCGGCGTATCCTTGTCGCGGTCAATCAAGTGACGGTCTGGATTTTGCACACCCGCACCCGCAGACCACGGAACGAAAGATAGGCCATTAGGCAACAATCCCTCATCAGCAAGTCGGTTGGCCTCAGATTTAACGCCAGCACCAACGCCCACGCTGTCATATTGCAGCGCAACCCGCCCGTCATTGATCAACATGCCAACCGCCTTGCGTGTCGTGTGGCCGGTGTCCCCATCGCCCCATTCATCAATAGATAGCATAAGCGGCCCCCTGCGCCTTGCCAGTGCGTTACGGTCTCCACCCTCGTCAGCCACGTCCAGCGCTGCCACAACAGGCCCAGACACGTCAATTCCCAGCTTCACATTGGCGTCTATCGCAGACGTAACCCAATCCGCTGGAATGATAACCCCCTGAACGGACGCGCTATAGCTGCGGTCCACCTCTTGCGCGAATACGTGCAACAGGCCATCGCTTGCGGCCTTGCGCTTTCTTGCATCATACCAAGCCTGTGTTTTGGCCGGATGGTCTGACCACGCCATGACAAACACATTCGTTGTCTCTGGTATCGCATCGCCACCTGCCCATTCCTGACCGCCCTCGCGCCTGCGATGAAATACGTTGCCCAATCCGTTGACGCTGGATATATCAACCTGAACCCGCGTATTGTCAGCAAGCGCCGCTTCGATCTTTTCGGGCCGTTCGTAGTGTGCGCTTTCATCCTTGAAGTAAATCAGCTTACGGCCACCGCGCCCGATATTATCGCCAGCCTCGCCCGTAATCGTTGAACCCGTCTCTGGGTTAACAATCCGCATATATGGCATGTGGTCAGATTGATTAAATTTGACAGGCATAAATTCAGGCGGCAATCTGCGGATTAGAATACGCATCTTTTCAAAAATACTATCAGGATCGCCCAGCTTATCAACAAGCTGCTCTTTTCGGCTACCCCACCCCACAGCAGCGCCGGGGTAAAAGCGCCACAACCACACCGAAATGGCAGCACAAACCCAAGTTGCGCCCATATCGCGGGCCTTTTCAACAAGGCCGTTTTCCTCTCCCCGTATCAGCGCAAAAATGAATTGCACAAATTCCGCCTGACGCTCGAACAACACAAACGGCATATAGGCAGGGACGCCGCGACCAGCGTTGCGCGGGTCATAGGTGTCTAGCCAATGGTTAATAAAATAAACGGCATTTTCTGGCTGCGCGTAAAACGACAAAGCCCCGTGCATGAGCACAGGGTCATTGCGTAGCCTTGTTATTTGATCCTGACGCCACGCCCAAACCGAAACGTAGTCAGGTGGCCAGCTATCCCTTGTCAGGGTTGAGGGTGGCTGCATATGCTTCCGCTGCCTCCTGTGGCGTCATCGTGTTAACGATTGTCTTAGGCGACATGCTGCCGTCCTCCGACACATGGTTCACGTCCTGCTTTTCACGCCATCCGGCCCGCGTCTTCATCCAGAAGATCATCGCCGTTGTGTCGCCTGCCTTGGCCTTGTTGAACAGCGCGCCGCCGATTGTCGCGTTTGCCTTTGACTTGGCCTGATCCAGTTCCGCGCGGTAATGCTTGCGCAACGTCTTTTTATCAATGCCCAAAATGTCAGCTATCACGTCCTGCGTTGTGCCGACCGTTGCATGTAGCTGCACAAGCTGGCGCTGGGCGTCTGTCGGCGCATGTGGTGGTTTAGTCTGCATTTTGGTCATGTTGTAGCCTCTGGAGCGTGTGGGTCAGTGCTGCACTGCCGCTGTGATGACTGGACGCCATCCATCGCCTGCTTCACACGCTTAGGGTAAGGCTTCGCAAGTGGCATTATACGCGCTTTCATGTCCGCGTCTAGTGGCATGAGGTATGTGTGCTTTCCTGCAACCTTTTTCTTTGCAAGCCCTTTTTGGTCTATGCCTGCATCATCAACAGTTTTTTTATGCGACCACTTGCCCTTATACCAAACCTTTATTGCAGAAGCCGAAAGCCCACGATAAATCCAGTTCCCTGCCTGATATATTCCACCATGATGTTTTTGCTCTGGGTCTGCATATGAAACAATTAGCTGAAGGTCTGGGCTTTGTGCCTTTAGAAACCTTATTGCTAGTGCTGAAATTCTTGAAACCGGAGAAGTGTGTTTAGTCAGTGCAATTCTAACTAACTCACAGCCCTGATCTTGGGTAAGTCCATAACCCTTGACCATGTTGTGATTTGCCCCACGACCGAACAACACAACGCCAATAAACTTGCCGCTTTCCCAAGCACCAACCTTAACCAACTTTCCGGCAGGCAAGCACCCACTGTAGTGCCACGTTTCCACAGCATACTTCGCCG